CAGGAAGCCGATCTCGCAGGTGATGACGTCTTCGATCAATCGCGAGTATTCATAGTGCTTGTTAATCAGGATGCTAAGTCCAGTGTCCGTGCCGTGCTCGATAAACGTAACGAGCGACTGCTCAGACTTGGAGCTAGCGCTTCCCCGCGTGGGGGTCGGGACCTTAACCGTGTCGCCTTTCTTACCACGGTGGTTCAGCTTACGAACGAGATTACCATATACAAGATTGCTCTTGTATGCGGCAACAACTTCGTCTGACCACAGCTCTGGTACGAAATTCGCAACATCAGCAAGGATTACATGGTCTGTGCCAAATGCCATTTTAGTATTCCTCTGTGAGAGTTGGGTTTAGAAAAGAATTATTTAACACGCCCTTCCGCATAGGCTCGCATGATTTCCCGCTGAAAGCCCTCATCAGCATAAGCTTCAGGGTCTTGCAGTTTGAGGCGAATCAAGTCCGTCCTGCGGTAGACTTTGCCATTAGGCGCGTCAGGTGTGCTGGAAGCTGCCTTTGACTCTGTGCTTGCTTTCCTGGCATCTGAGATTGGATCATCCTTCTTCGGCTCCTCTGCAGGTTCCGAAGTAGCGGCGCTCCACTCGTCAAGCAAAGCTGCTCCAGCCGTTAGATCGCCTTGTGAGGCTTGGTAGCCTAACAGAGATCGTGCTGTAGAGCCCTGCACCCATTCAACAAACTTGGGGTCTTGGACAATTTCCTCAGCGTTAGGATATGCCTGTGCGAACTTGGTCTCAGATTCGAGGCGTTTCTCTTCGGCTTCTTTACGCTGCCTCTTCGTCTCACTCGATTTCTCTTTTGCGGACAAAAGTTTCGATATGGACTCAGTAGGATTTTCAAGCAAGTCAGAGCTTGAGATTTCGGGGAGTGGCTCATCCTCGATCTCGTCTGCGCTGGCTCCACCTTTGGTAAGATCCTCGCGGCGCTTCAGGTCCAGCAACTCATCAGTCAGCTTCTTATACTGACCGAGTTCGTTACCTCTCCTTCCCAGCTCAGATTCGGCATTGCGATGCATTTCGATAATATCTTCCATGCTCTTGCCGCGATACTTCTCGGGGATTTCTTGCTCCTTCTCCGCCTGCGCTTCTTTCTGCTCAGGTTCCGAAGTGGTGGCTTCCGCGAGATCTTTCTTAAGCTGATCCAGATTACCCGGTTCTGCGTTATCGTCGTACAGGATACTATTACTCATAATTACTTTCCTTCCGTCTTTCGATTATGGAATTTTAAAATGGATAAAGGGAGCGTCAGCTTCCGGGGGTGCGATTGTAGTATTCGCCTTCCCCATGTTCTTTCTCGAAAGCTTCCTCTTTGGCCTTCTGCTTTCGGTGCATCTTGTCAAACTTCTCCTGGAACTCAGGGGAGACATTTTTCTGCGCCCCCATCCCGAGCCAGTCCAGCGAGGGAGGTGTCAAGAACACCAGAGTGGACTCATTCCCGCATTCCGAGCATTCAATGGTCTTTGTGCCAATCTTGACCAGCTTGGTATCTACGTGAGTACACTCTTTGCAGCGGAAGTCATGTATGGGAGCCATTACTCGTACTCCAGCTCTTCATCTATTTTCCGCTGCTCTGCTTCAGCGCGAAAGCTCTCCGCAATTTGCGTAAAGTCATTCTCGCACTGAGCCTCGAAGTTCAGCAATTGTGTGAGGACATCTATCACCCCAAACTGGACGCGATTATCTGCCCACGTTGCTGCCTTCAGGAACCTATCATGGGCCGCATCAAGCTGCCCCTTCAGAAGTTCCTCTACATATTTCCAGCCTTCACTGGAAAACATTTGCTCAAAAGCTCTCATTTGCTCCGCTTGCTGCGGAGGTAAGTGCTTCATCAATGATGGATCAATCATCAATCTCTCTCCCAATAGAGGTATTTATGAGCCGGAATTACCCCCTTTACGGGATTCCTTCTCATCTATTTGGACACGGCGCTCTTCGAGGTCCAGGCGTCTTGTGTCAAGTTGATTTGCCTTGCGGGCTTCTTCAAGCTCTTCAAGCTGAATCATGATTCTGGCTTCTTCGCCGTCTTGCTTCCGCTCTTCGACACTTGCTTTCCGCGCAGCTACCAGAGCCTCATTTAGCAGCTTCCTTGTCTCTGCCATAGTCTTCTGGTTTTCAAGGAGTGCAGCTTCGGCTTGTGCTTTCGCGGCCACAAACTGCATCTCTTCAAGCTCCTTCTGCCGTTGCTGTACTTCAGGCGGCGGAGGTGCTAATGCTTGGTCTATCAGTGCGTCAATCTCGGCCTTATTCGTGACGCTGGACAGCTCTATAATCCCCTTGGTTACTCCAAGAGCGACTGCGGGAGCTACTTCCTGCGGCATCATGCCGAGCAACTGAGTAAGCTGCATTGACTCGACTTCGCGAGCCATGATCCCCATCGCAGCGTTGATCTTGAAATTAACGTCTGCGGGGTATCGCATTGGGTCGAATTGCATTCCTCGCCAGAGCGTCTTGCGCACTAGCGGGACAATCAGGTTGTCTTCGATGGTGCCTGCTGCGCGCTTGGCGCGCTTCACAAACGATGCCATCATGGCAGAGTTGCTGCCCATTGAGTTAGCGCCAGACTGCGTTTGACCGCTCTTAAGGGCCTGTGCCGTGTCAAAGGCACCTGTCCCCATCTGTACCATGCGCTCCATCTCATTGGCGTGAGCGAATGTTGCCTGCTGCAACTGCCCGATATCAATCGGCTGTATGATCTCACGCGGGGGACCGTTGGTAGTCCATACCTTGCCCGGCTTGACTTCCATCTTGAAGCCTCTCGGGAAGCGGCCAGCATCTACACCGATCATGGGTGCGGAGATGTAGCCTAGGCTGTCCTGGCGCGAGCGTACTTCCGCATCGAGCGCCTTCTGAGGATTCCAGCCCTTCTCTGCAACACCTCTCCCCCAGAACCTGCCGGGGACTTTCTCCCAAGGTGTTACGATGAATCCGCGATCCTGCATGGTGAATGGGTTTGCCATTGCACGCAGGATTACAGAGCCATTGGCGATAGTGACGATAGCCTCTACCAGCGTCTCATCCATCGGATCATTCAGCCCGAGGATAGCGTCGGCAGGGAGGTCACTGGAGCCATTGACAATCTTGTCGAGAAGATGCGCTGGCACCTTCCCTTGATATTCTGTAATCTCGACTGGCTCTGCGTCCGCTACCTGCAAGGTAGCAGCCACATCTACGCCGAAGTCGGCCTCTGCGCCCGATTTACCGCGCTCTGACGGCGCGAGCTGCACAAGGGCTTCTTTACGGTATTCGCCTGACTTGATCTTCTCCAGCACGTAATGCTGGGGCTTCACAAGCTTCACTGCGCATCCCATCATCTCATTGACATTGGTAGCCGCAGGATCAGGGATGAATTCGTCAGGTCGTACTGCCTCAGGGACCGTATAGACGCGCTCGCGGGTCTTACGTTCTAGCCTGCCTGCAGCATTCTTCTCCAGGTAGGGCTCATCCTTAACAACGACATTCAGCTTGATGATGCCTGTGCCGAATATGGCAGCCGTCAGAATGGACTCCCGCAGGACATCCTTAGCCTTGACGAGCTGCAGGTCTTCCAAGAGAGAAACGCGCGCCGCGCGTACATCCTCATTGTCCTGATCAGCAGCATCATCGGCTATGTCAACCCAGTTGCTCTTGTCGAGCAGGATGGTCTCAACTTCGGCAGATGATGCCTCGATGGCCTGAGCCAGCGCAGGGGCGATCAAGCGAGAACGCTCTGACTCGCGGGTGCGGTCATCCGAGTGCCACAGCCCTCTCCACATGCGCCAGTACTCTTTCCAGCGCTTTGAGTACCCCATATTGCGATGATCTTCCCAGGGATCGACTTTCCCCATGACCCATCCGGCCAAGGCGTGATCAGCACTGAGCAGATTGACATCAACTCCCCCCTCATCTGACGGGGGATCGACTAAAATTTCATTACCTTGCGAGCGAACTACTGACATTAGTATCCTGCATCCAAGTCAAGGGCTTCCCATTCAGGTACGTCATCCATCTCCATAAAGACAGCCGTAGCCATCTGATCGACGTATGCAAGTGCATCAATCCCGTCATCATGACTTAATGGGTCTGGGAAATCCGCACACTGATCGAGGAACCATTCATTCCACTCGCCTTCGACGAGCTTGATCTTGTGTCTCTGTGAGCGCCCTTGTAGCGCCCACTCAATTCGGGAGTACTTATTGACTCCCCCATGCTTAAGGGGCTCCACGGTGATGTACCTGTGGAACTCCCTCATGTAGTCCTCCAAGTATGGGAGGACCGCGTTGAAGGTTATGCCCTGCTCGATCCCGAGCCTGCACCCTGAGTGCTTGGCTGCGGTGCGCACTATACGCAGGGCAGTTTCCCGAGCGTCCCATCGGCCATGCAGCATATCTACCACATACCAGTCTGCGGTCATGTCTTCAACCCATGTCACGCAGATGACGCTCTCATCCGTTCTGTGGACCTTACCCTTGCGGTCTCGCACGAAACCAGCCAAGTCGCAAGTAATGAAATACCTGCCGTGAGCCCCTCTGAACGGGACACCCGCAACGACTTGAAAGTCGCCGGGGACGAGAACTTTGCCTCCACCTGAAACGAAGTCAGCTTCGATTTCCTGGCGGATAGTCTCTCTGCTGGCGGTCCCTCCTTGCATCATGCGCTTAAGCTCATGCTTCTTGATGAAGGGGTTGTCGCCAGACTTGAAGTGGAAAGCCTCATACATAGGGTATGGGTCTTCCGGGTTATCTTCAAATGCGTACTGTAAAGCGTGCATGAAGATCTTGTAAAAGTGATTCTTACCCTTGGGAGTACCAATGAAGAGGGCATCCCCCTCATAGTCCATCAGGGCAGGTTCGATGATTTCATCCCAGACATAGTGCTTCATGTCCGCGTACTCATCGAGTACCACATAGGACAGCGCAATACCACGTAAGGAGTCTGGATTATCGGCGCCACGGATATATATCTTCCGTCCCGATATCAGCTCGATCCATCCCTCATTCACGTTCTCGTTGCGAATGAGACCTCCTACACGCTCGAATCCCGCCATTTCGCGGATCTTAGGCCACATGATACGTTTGGCCTGATCGAACGTAGGAGCGACGTAGTAGACGCCTGCTTCAGTTGTCAGATTCTGCCCATGTCGGCTCTCCGTCATCAAGGCATGAATGATCAGCTCAAGTGCTGCGTAATGCGATTTCCCGAATCGACGGCCAGCAGCGCAGACTTTGAATCTGGCCGGGGAGTTGTGGATAGCCATTTGCCCCGGATGGAAGCTGGCTCTAAACTCTTTCAATTCGTTCTAATCCTCGCCAAGTCCGATTCACCCACGGCAGTTGATATACTTCCTGCGTAGCTGGGGTCGGATGTCCATGAAAATAGATGATGCGGGCATCCGGTGGAGGATTGCGCCCGTATCGGCTTGCGATGTGAATCTTGTAGCTGTAGCATCCCGGTAGCGGAGACACGCCAAAGCAGTAGCTCTCCTGGACATACTCTTGCTCCCCTCTGGGATATGCTGAGTATGGTATGTTCCTGGGGTAGAGATGCTCTGTGAAATCTCCGTCCCACTTGAAGCTATACACGCTCCCGTTATACTTGCTCCCCTGCCACGGCATGTGCAGACGGTCACGCACCAGCGGTGCGATATCATCCACAATGGCGATATCCAGATCGAGACACATGATGTGTCCCGGCCCGAACGTAGGCAGGAAAGCGTCCAGCTTAGCCCAGCATCCCTGCGGCTTGTGCCGGTTCATGACAAGCTGGGGAGCGTCCTTCTCCCATACTTTGTCAATCCATTCTATCTCGCGACTTAGAGGTACTCCCCATTCGGGGTATTCCTCTGGCCTGTCAGTGATACAGCGGAACTCAAATGGTATGGAGCAGTTCTCCTCTACCATCCGGTACAGGCGTTCAACCCATACCGGCCCCCACTTGTCGCCCACATTTGCGCAGACGATGGTGAGGGGAGGGGACTTCATTGACTGCTATCCGTACTCTGTCCGTCTTTCATGCGCTGCAGGCGCTTTTCCATGCGCTGCATACGCTGTCTGAGACGTTTAGTGTTTTCGAGCTGCTTACGCGCATCCCTGGGGGCGTTCTTGCCCCCTACTGATGTCTCTTCCAGCTCGCGGATAGATCTGCGGTCAACGAGACCGCCGCTGTCGTTCTCTGTAGCCATTAACCGCTACGAGTAGACTTACGCTTGCCAGTCGGGTGCGTCTGGCCCGATTTCAGGTCAGTACCCAGCATCGAACGCGGGGGCTGATGCAGGCGACCGGAAACGGCCTTACCTACGACATTGCCTCCACCGCTCTGATCCATACGGCTCTGTTTGCTAGCTTTCTTCATTGCTAATTTCCTCTGAGGTTGCTTCGATTACGTTTTGGTTTTGCTGCAAAACGTCCATATTGGCATTCTCAATGATAATCTTGAGACCGCCTGTGGACTCTTTCTCTTCGTCGGCTTCTTTGGCGTTACTGAT